CATCTAATGTAGGACCTTCTACTGCTCCTGCATCAAGCCCGTGGCCAGAAAATGCACCAGTTCAAACACCTGGGACTAAACCTTCTGCTACTACAAAGCCATGGCCTGGAGAACAGGGAGAATCAGATCATAGCGGTGATAGTGATGAGGCGGAGGATCATAAAATTAAAGTAAAGAACCATGGTTCACCAAATGGTGTACAAGAAGAAGATCATCATGGTGGTGGGTCTTTAAACAAAGGAGCAACAATAGATAATCGTTCTGACCATGATGTTAACATAGAACCTGATTCTAGTGTTATTGTTCCTGAGGAACATTCTCGCCCAGACATAATAAGGCGACCTGGGGCAGCTAGAATTCCACGTAATCAAAAGACCATCGAGGCTAAACCAGCCCCATTAAGAGATGATGCAACACCAGAGGAAAGACAAAAGGCTGCTGTTCATGCTATTGGACAAACTGAAACTGGGTTTAGTCAAAAGGAAGCTTATAGAGAAGAATATAATAGCCCTGTACCGATTAAATTGCCGAGCGGTAAAATCATAGCAGCTAATGCGAATGTTAAAAAGGAAGGTGAACGTGCAGCCGATTATGGTTACTATCAGATGAATCAAAATGATGTTGAAGAGGGTATTAAGTTGGGAATGGACCCAAATACAGCTAAGCATCTTAATGGTGGTGGTAAAGGTGGAGCATCAACATTGGAAGAGCAAACTGGGGCAGTGACAGAATATACGAAATTAAAATATTCATCTTTGTTTAGTAAGGTAGGTGCTGGTAATTTTGAAGCATTTCGAGTTAGTGCTAAACAGGGAGGTGCTGGTACTAAATGGTTCGGACTTACTCGTGATAGAGGTGAGCCGGCTAGAAAGGCGTATGGTGCAGAATTGAAACGGTTGAAATCTCAGAGGGAAGATATGCATTATATTTCTCCTGAGCAGCAACCACCGGCTGAGCAATATGCTGAAGAATCAGTAGAATAAATGCGATATTACCGTATAACGATTGATGGTGGAAGTGGTTTGTATGGGCCTTGGGATTCATTTCCTAATGGTCAGAATGATCCTAATGCCCAGCAAATAGAAATGATGTTAGAGTTATGGTCAACAAGAGATGCCCCGTCTAATAATTCTACTTTAGAAATTCATGGTGTTTCGTGGGAACAGATCAAAAACTGTAATCAGTTAATTGATAAGCAAATCACTATAGAAGGTGGTATGAGTAAAATCGGGTTACCATTATCGGTATATCAATCTCGCCATCAAGGACTATTACTTCGTGGAACTATTCAACAATGCTATGGCAATTGGGTTGGAACCAATATGTCCATAGGATTTGTTATTGCTGCTGCGCATAGTAAAGATAGTGGTGGAGGTGGAGGTGGAGGAGGTGGTGGTGACAGTGGAGGTGGTGGTGACAGTGGAGGTGGTGCTGGTGCTCAATCGTTAACTCGTACTGGTGCGCGGTCTATTGATCGGATGCGATATGCTAGATCGAGAACTTCGTTTGCAGCATTGAGACCAACGGTAACTGGAATGGAAGCTGGTGGAGGTGGGCTTGGTGGAAGTGGAGGTGGGGGTGGATTTGCTAATTTTATAGGTGGAACTATATCTAATTTTATTGGCGGCGGCACTCCTGGCATCACCAACCCGCTTAATCTAATTCACAATTTGTTGCCAAATATGCCATTGTCTGGTGCTATTCAGCAAACTCTTTCTAAAGCACTTTCTGGTGTACCTTTGCGAATAGCTATTCATCCATCGCTGAAATTAGCTTATCAAGATGCTGGTATGTATCAGAATATGACTCAGTATATAGGTTATCTAAATAAATTAAGTCAGTCGATACTTGGTGCAACACAAGGTGATAAGAACTATTTAGGTGTTGCTGCAAGTTCTAAGGGTTTGTCTTTAGATATTTGGGATGGAACAAAAGCATTTGGAACTACAGATGTAACTGCTGGTGATCTTATTGGTCAGCCAACGTGGGTAGGTCGTTATCTTGTACAAGTTAAAGTCGTAATGCGGAATGATATAGACATTAATACAGATGTCACACTACCGGCAACGATATATAATGTTGGACCAGAAGGTAATTTACCTTTCGCAACCAGTGCTCAAATAAGCAATATTACGATACCAACAACAATTCGGGTACAGCATGTTCGTCATATTGGTGATTTTCGTAATCCTGATGGCAATAGCTGGTGTACGATTATTGAAGGTAATCCAGTTGGTGGTTTGATTTCTTTAACACCAGAACTTGTAGCTGAACAACTGAAACAAAACCCGGTCCCTAATCTTCCTTTATAGCACATGGCCCGACAACCCACACTAACAGTTCAAGTTAATGCTTCACAGTTTGCTGCATTTCAGCAGAATGTGACAGCTTTGTCGAATACGATGACACAATTGTTGACGCAATTTCAAGGTGTCCAAAATGTCGTTAATCAAACATCACAACAAATTCAAACACTAACGACCGCTGTTCAAGGTGTGCAGAATGCTACTAGAACAGCTTTAGGAACCATTAATCAAATCACAACTCATTTTGGCAGATGGTTCACACTCATATATGGTATCGGTGCAATGCTAGGCACTGGTGCTGGGATGCATGGAATCAATAAGTTAACAGAAGCTGTTGTTCAGCAACGTCGACAGCAATCACTATTAGGAGGCGATCAGGGAGCTAATCAGGCTGCGATTCGTGCTGGTGGTGTTGTAGATCCTAATTCAAGAACTGCTCTAACAAATATTGCATTAGGAAAAGCTGGTGTAATTCCTCAATTGAGAGGATTACAAGGTGTTCTTCAAGGAGATTATGACCCAAAAGATAAAGTTGAAAGAATGTATGAAAAATTTATGGAGCATTTAGTTAAAATAGGAGAGACATCTGCAAACCCGATGCAGGAGGCTTTGGCAAGAGGTGCAGGAAATATTATTGGTGAGGATGTTATCGCACGAGTGACCGGTGAAGGTGGTCGTGGAGAGTGGAATAAGATGCAGGATTTGATGAAAAACAAACCTGCTGAAATGACAAAGACGGCCCAGGATGCTTGGACTGATTTAGGTCAAGCGTGGAAGAACTTTTCTGATAATTTCATTAATAGAATGGCGGAAGCATTAGTGCCTCTTGCTAAAGGATTGACTTGGGTAGCAGAAAAGATGACGTTCTTGACTAATTTGTCAACAAATAAAGATGCGAATAAATGGGCAGATGAGTTTTTAGAAAGAAATAAAGCTTGGTTATCAGAACATCTTTTCAAACCACTTGATGAAATGGAAAAACCACTTGAAACATTAAAAGGATGGTTTGTTGAATTAGGTACTAAAGTTGGTGATTTGGTTTCACAAATAGGTGCACTCTTAAATAGTTGGTTTTGGAAATTTGTACAGAGTTTTACGGGTGGTGGTGGAGATACTGGTAATAGTAAAACTCCAGGTGGGAGTCAAGATTTCAGTGCTGGTGACACTCCTCCGATACCCCCTAATATGACTTCACCTTCTTCGACACCTTCTATATTACCCGGTGGAAAGACACCATTGACACCGGGGGTGTCGCCAGGAAGCTTGCCTGTTCCTGCTCCATTTCCAGGTAAGGTAATGCCTGGGATACCATTAATTCCGTCTACATCTGGAGCTTCTGGTGCATCTGGAGCTTCTGGTGCATCTGGAGCTTCTGGTGCATCTGCCATTCCTACTATTCCTTGGGGAACTGGTGGTGCTCGTACGTTTAACATGCCAACACCTTGGGATCCACCCATATTGAATACACCGGGTAGAGCTGGAGACGCATTTCAGAATTATGATATACAAGGTATGCGAGGTGGGTCAAGTAGTATAGATGCCAGTTCCAAATTTGCTGGTGCTGCTCAAAAATCTAATCCCGGTGGTGGTAATATGATGGCAATGTTATCTTCTAACCAGACAAATGTAGGTGGCAGGGGTCGAAGAGGTGGGGGTGCTTTAGATTCAAACAATTGGCAGAGTTCACGAACGGCTTCGCTACGGATAGATAATATTGCTGGAGCGAATATACACACATCAGCAAATGCGATGTCATCCTAATGCCTACAGCAAATACCCCGGTTCAATTATCTTATCAAGTTTGCCCTATAATTATGACTGGTGGTGCCGCCAGTCAGATTCCTGGTGGTGCGTTGCCATTACTCAGTTTATTTCATGTGACAGGATCAGCGTTACTTTTGCCATATGATATAGATGATTTAGATAATGCGTTTGGTGCATTCAATGTGTTGCCGGGTGGAACACTGGTTTCCCAGACTATAGGAAAGTATCCATTTGCAAATCAATATGTTGCTGCAAACGCCACGATACGTGAACCTCTAACTGTATCGGTAATAATGGATACACCGATGCGAAAACCGAATGCATGGGAAATTAAGAACACGGTAATGACAGCTTTGAAAGCAACATTGGATGCTCACAATGTTCAAGGTGGGACGTACACAGTTGTAACTCCATCTTATGTATACCAAAACATGATCTTAACATCATTGACAGATAATTCACGCGGCAATAACTCCATACCGCAAAATGCGTGGCGATTTGATTTTGAAAGACCGTTAGTGGCACTTGCTGAATTAGCGGGTGTTCAGAATTTATTGATGCAGAAATTGACAAACAAAGTATTTAGTGATGGAACTGTAACTGGTACTCAAGTTGGTACACTTGTTGGGAATATAGCAACAGGAGCTAATCCACAAACTATGGGAGCTATATCTGGAGGAAATGCGTTCCCATCTCTAGGAGCACCAACATCTACATTTATGAATTTTCCAGCAGCTACTCCTATATCAGGATTTCCATTTACTGGGATGTCGTAATGACGACTGTAGTTCCATTTATTCCTTCTAATATAAACCCATATGAATTTGCTGCTACATTAGATGGAAATGACTATAAGATAATTGTTACATGGAATGTATCTGCACAGCGGTTCTATATTAATGTTAATGATTCTAATGGTGCTTGGATAACAACAGTTCCACTCATTACAACACCACCGGCTAGGCGACTTGCTTCAGTGGTATTTAATCCATTTCAACTCGTGTTAGAAGTTACGATGGTAGATCCAACTACTTGGCCAATTCCATTACCACCTGATGCACTGGCTACTGCTCCTGGCACAATCGTTGATTACACACTAGAAGGATTTACCCCGACTACCTACAATGGACTCTATCGCGGTATGCACATCAATCCAATTAAGTTTACAGTTCCAATGTCTACTGATCCTGGTCCAGTTAATATTATGGGATTTCTCAGTCGTCGATTAAATATGGTGGCTGGTGTGTTCAAAACATCTACACTGGTATATCGAAATGGTGCCTTTGAGGTTGATCCATAATGGGTAAATATGATTCACATAAACATCACTTTCAAGCGCGCCTTAACCAGTGGCAGCGAAACCAGAGTAATAATCATCGTGAACAACAAACGAAAGCGATGCCTGTTCATGTAGTTGAAGTGGCAAAGGACTTTATCAAGGTAGCGTTTGAAACTGCAAATGGAATATTTACACCACCGATCGTTAAAATACCGAAGGGTCATTCTCAATATTCACGTGAGCCTACACAAGTTGGTGATAAAGGCCATGCGGCTCCTGGTGATTATTACCAAGGTGGTGCAACTGGTGATGCTGGTGGTAATACGAATTTTTATCCTCGTAGTAATTTAACATCTTTGGTATTCCATGGTCTTAGTCAAGTAGCTAATCCTTCTCGTATTGTCGATCAGTTGACCCATATGGCTGGTCCTGCTGGGTGGATCGTTAATGCTTTTGTTAAGCAAGCTCAACAACAGAAACAGGGTCAACAAGGTCAACAAGGAACTAGTGGACAACAACAATCAGTTATTCCACGTAATATTCAACATGCACAAGGTCAACGTGCCGCTGCTATGAACGTGCAACGTAGGATAATGGCTAAGGCTCGTGGTGTATCAGTTCAGAGTTTATTGACACCAACAGTGTTGGATACTGCCAATGCTGGGGGTAGTCAGTCTGGGCAAGATCAATCACAACAGCAACAACAAGATAACGATAAAACGAACTTTAGTTTTGATAAAGATGCATTGGCTACTGTGCAATCAAAAGATACAGATCATAACATTACTGTAGATTCAAAAGGAAAAAAGATAACACTTAATGTTCCTGTTGGTGAAAAGGTTTATGTTGGTGGAGACGGTAAGAAGGGACAGTATGCTAGGATTATGACTGAAAAAGGGCCAAGTAAAAACTCATTAGCACGGATCGGATAATGCGTACATATGGCCGAACGCAAGACGTGCTGACAGGAAAGAAAACTTGGTGGCAAGTTAATACTGATGTTAATGGCTTCAATGATTCTGTTTATCTTACCGCGCTTGCACAAGTACTCAAATTAAATTTAGGTGAATCTCCATTCTTCGCTAATTACGGCATACCTGCACATCAATCTGTTGTAACACAAGTATTCCCTAATTATTATATGGCTCGTACTCAACAACAGTTTGCAGGTTTCTTCGCATCATTAATCTTAACCATATTGCCTGATGCTATAGATGACGACGGAAGACCTGCTCCTTCTTATAATATCTCTGTTCTTACTAATTATGGTTCTAGGATTGGTGTTCAGACCCGACCTGGCTATCCTCGTTTTCAACCTATTTAGGGTATCATGGCTGTACTCCCATTAGTTATGACTTCTCAAGGCTTGCAACCGGTATCACCGGCAGACTTGCGGTCGCAGTTAATTTCGCTTGTTGCTGGCACAAACCCAGACTATACAGCGAATCTACCGGGTTCTCTTATCGAAGATATCTCTAGTACCGATGTTTATGCTCTTGTAGAAAGTGATAGTTTCCTCGTCGATCTAGTGAACTCTGTAACACCGTTTGGTGCGAATGCATTTCTGCTTAATCAGCTTGGTATTTTGTATGGAGTTGATACACAACCGATCACTAATACTTCTGTCTATGTTCAGTTTACTGGGCCACCCGGATATGTCATAGCACAGGGATTTACGGTTTCTGATGGTACATATCAATACGTATGTCAGCATGGTGGTATCATTGGTGAAGATGGTAATTCGCTCCCAATGTATGCACTTGCAACAGATTCAGGTGCGTGGCCAGTTCAGGCAAATATAGTTGTTCAATTAGCAACATCAGTTCCTTCTAATATCATTCTTACGGTAACAAATCCAGTTTCTGGTATTCCATCTACATCTGGTGAGCCTATCAGCGTATTTCGTGAACGATGCTTCACGGCTGGGCTTGCGGCTAGTACAGGGATGGCGCGGTATCTAAAGACGCTAGTTGGGAATGTACCGGGTGTCCAACAGCGTCTAATTTCAGTACAACAAGAAGGTGATCAGTTTGTTATAATCGTGGGTGGGGGTGATTCATATCAAGTTGCATCTGCTATCTGGCAAGCTGATTTTTATACACCGGGATTATCTGGCGCTACGATAAAAATCGCGGGGGTGTCCAACACCAACCCGGTTGTTATCACTACTGCTAATAATCATAATCTACAAACTGGTGATTTAGAGATTATTGCTGATGTAGTCGGTATGCCGTTTCTTAACAATCAAGTTCTTCCTATTACGGTGCTTGATGCACAAAGATTTAGTGTTCCATTAGATGCAACCATATGGGGACGATATCAATATGGTGGGACAGTAGCTCCAAATCCTATCAACTTATATGTCACCATAACAGATTACCCAGATTCATTTTTAATACCATATGTTAATCCACCGCAAGAGTTAGTAGATATCACGGTAACTTGGATAACAATCTCACCTAATTTTGTTTCACCTGTAGCTATGGCACAAGCGGCTGTTCCAGCTATTGTGGATTATATTAATTCACTGCCAGCAGGCACATCGCCTATTAATTTCAATGTGTTGAATCAAGTATTTCTTCAAGCTGTGGCGGGTGTGCTACAACCAGAGTATATCGTTAATTTGTTATTTCAAGTATCTATTGGTGGTGTGGGTACGTCTCCTGCTCCTGGAACAAATGTAATTTTTGGTGATCCATTCAGTTATTTCTATACTGAAAATGGCCGTGTGACGGTGATAGAAGGATGACATATAAATTCTTATCACCAGGGTTAACTTCGACTGTGTTGACCGGTGGTATATCCATCCAAGTAGCCAATACCAATATGGGAGTGAATGGTGGGTTGATAATCAACCCACTGGATGCAGTAGACCAAAATATTCATATAGCAGAATCGTTGTTTATTAGTCTTATTTCAGATGCTCATTTACAGAATAATTATGATAACGTAGAACTAATGCCGGGAGAATCGTTTATTGTCCCTGCACAATCAAATGTTTGGGTCAATGCTGTTACTTCTGGTCACAAGTTTACTGCCATATTTTCTTCACCATATGAGATTACATACCCTCCGTCATTAGTCCCCGGTCAACCGGGTAGTGGACAAAGTGCTCTTGGTGGCACAGGTGAGTTTCCTCCGGCAGGTGTGACGGGATTAACTACAGTTATTTCATCATACCTATACCAAGAGTATTCTGATGATGATGATCTTCAGGGCTTTGTGCAAGCTCAGAATACAATGCAACAGGATTATGTTGATACATTCAATGCATTAAATTTACCGATATACACTGGTCCTATTGTTCAAAAGGCATTGCTTGATTGGGTGGGACAAGGTGTATATGGAATGGCGCGGCCATCTATTGGCACGGGTCTTCCACTCCAAATAGGACCACTCAATACATGGGCGCTAAATTGGCGACCGTATGATACACCACCGGTTGTGGAAGTATCTGCGGTTAATATGTTGGAGCAGGTATCGGTTGGTGATGTAGTTTTAACAAATGATGATCTTTATCGCCGTATTCTGACATGGCACTTTTATCATGGTGACGGTAATTATTTTAGTACAAGATGGTTAAAGCGTCGTATATGGCGGTTTCTGTTTTGTCCTGATGGCAGAATACGCAATTGGTGGCCTGAAGATGCGTATGGCGATTGGGGCGCTAATGATTTAGGGCAAATTAATGAAGACCAAGATGATTGGAGTATTGCTAATACCGAACAGATTAGTATCTCTATAGGTGTCAACCGCAATATCACTATTCGCTTTGTTTTAGGGAAGCGAACAGTGACAGGCGGTGAAATGATTAATACATTTGGGTGTAATGGATTTGGGCCATTTCTTGGTACAAATGCACCAAATCATAATGTTATTGCATTGAATGAATTAAGATCAACATATGTATCGTACAAACCATTACCGATGATGGCTGAGTTTAAAGAAGCTGTGGATATAGGTGCGTTAGAACTACCCTATCAGTTTAACTACACCGTTCATATCGGTTAGGACATAACATGGCGATACTTTGGAGTAATAATGCTTCTTCTACAATCGCAGGGAGCATAGCTCCATCTACAACTTCTGTTGCACTTGCGGCCGGTACGGGGGTTAAATTTCCATCACCAACTGGTGGTGACTATTTTTGTGCCACATTCTATGATCAGGCAACCAAGACTATAAATGAAATTGTACATGTCACTGCGCGTGTGGGTGACACTTGTACGATTGTTCGTGCCCAAGAGGGTACAACGGCACAGTCTTGGAGTGCTTCGGATATTTTTGCTAATCTGGTAACCGCTGGCACTCTGGCTGCTTTTGTTCAAGCTGGTGTTGGTCCTGCTAATACATCACTTGTTTATGTCGGTACAGATGTTTCTACAACACCGGGGCTTATTGTATGTCCTACTATCCCAGTTCCTGCATCTTATGCAGTGGGGATGTTATTCAATATTAAAGTTAAGAATACAAACCCTGGTCCAGTTCAACTTCAACTAAATGGTATTGCTGCTGTTCCTGCTGTGCGGACAGATGGCAGTCCAATGGTTGGTGGCAATCTTATTTCTAGCCAAGAAATGACTTTTATCTATAATGGTGTTAACTTCAATGCGTTAATTCCTCCAATTCCACAAACACCTCCACAGACCACATTCTATGTTAGAACAGATGGTAATGACAATAACTCTGGGTTTGCTAATACCACAACAGATGCTTTCCGCACTATTTCTGGTGCGATGGCTGTGATAAAACAACGATATATTTCACAAAATACGATTACATTACGTGTGGCTGATGGTTTATATGTAGATGGGTTTGCTGAAAGTGAGGCTTATATTGCTGCGTGGAATATTGTAGGAAATTCAGCAAATCCGGGTAATGTGGTAATAGATGCTTCTCCAACGAGTTCAGGATCGTATATTTCACCTTATTCTTCTGTCGGTCGTAGTTGTTATACGGCAGGGCAGGGAAATATAACAGTAAATGGATTTACTTTTAAATCATACTATGAACAAGCAGTATCTGATGGAGGAATATTAAATGTCTTTAATTGTAATTTCACTGCTCCTACATCAGGTGCTTGTCCACCAATTGCTTCTTATCATGGTTGGATTGGGATTTACGGTAATTGTCAGTATAGTGGTGCAACAAATTCACCAGCTATTTTTCAATGTTCATTATCAGGATTTATGGAATTAGGATATCATGATAATTTAGAGACTGTTAATCTTGTATTTAATATTGCGGGTACTCCAATAATCACAGGTGCGACAGCAATTGCTAGCGGGGCAGGTGCTATTGGGGTTTGGGAACCGGCAGTTGTATTTACAGGTGGTGTTCCTAATTGTCTACAATACTCATGTTCAGCGGGGGGTGGTATTAGCTTTTTAACGGGTGTCACTACAATCTTCCCCGGTACACAACCCGGTATTGTTCAGTCTCCAGGATGGACAGCTTAAGGATAAAATCACATGGCAACTCCTATTTCTGGTCCTGCAGTTATTACATCTGTGACTCCTGGTACAGCGGTCATAGCAATCGCTACGAATCAGGCTGGTGGGTATATTGTTAACCCAACCATAGCTGCTGATCAAGGTCTTGCTACGGCAGAAGTGCTGTATGTAAATCAAGTCACCAATGCCACGCTTCAGGCTAATGGAACGACCATAGCATTACAACCCGGTCAATCATATACAGTTATACCGTATACGACTACTCCAGTAACAGTGAGTGCGCCGAGTGCTTCGCATAAATTCACCGCTGTTCAATGGGCAACATCATGACTGTCGTGGCTAAATTATCGTCGCCAACTCAGCAAACCACCGGTCCTCTTGGGTATGGGCCGGGTGGGCCACTCCCATCTCCATCACCATGGACATTTTATGGATCTTGGCTTTCTTTTAACGGTGGTATCGTTGTTGGAGCCCCGGCCGGTGGTAATCAAGGTCCTGGTACAATCAACGCTATTGCATTCTACATTAATGGAGCCCCATTTGATTTAGGAAACTATCTCCCATTAACCGGTGGAACTGTTGGTGGTCCTTTAACTGTTAATGGAACGTTTACGGTAAACGGTACAGTTAACTTGACTCTTGATCCAGGAACATATTAATGACAAGTATCCTTAAAGTTCTTCGATCTGCTATATTCGGTAATCGCCCGGCTGTTGGTGCTCAGCAAGAAGGTGTGCCATATGTCAATTTTGCTGATAAGCAGTTTGGTGTTGTAGATTCTTCGCAGACTCCTCGAGATTTGGTTGGTGTTCCATTTTTTTCAACAACAGCGAATTATAACGCTGGTCAACCGATTAATTATTTAGGGAATCTATATGTTGCTCTTGTAAATGTGACAGCAGGTGCATGGAATGCGACACAGTGGTCATTGGTTACGTCGAAGCAAATTTTAGATTCTAAAACAGTATATCCTATTCTATCGATTAATGGCTCAATGTCGATAAGTCAGGAACTTGGTACGACTGGAATAACTGGTTTCCGTACTTACGCTTACATATTAGATGGATTTGGTGCTGGAACAGGAGGAACTCCAGCAATTACTGCTGCTCAGCAAACGCCATGTGGCGTTCCTGGTTTTGTTTATCAAATGAATGTTCTAATATCTACTGCGGCTGCATCGCTGTCTGCTGGTGATGCTGTATATGCTTGTCAGACTATTGAGGGGACACGCGTTGCACGGCTTGGATGGGGCACTGCGAATGCGCAGCCTATGTCGATAGGATTTTGGGCATATTGCACCATCACCGGAAATATTGCTGTCGCCGTTAGAAATGCTGCCGCTAATCGAAGCTATGTAGTCGATGTGGCGATTACTGCCGCGAATACTTGGCAGTGGTGCACGGTAACTATTCCAGGGGATACTACGGGAACATGGCCAATTGGAACTGTATTAGGATTAGTTGTAAATTGGTGCGTGGCTGCTGGAACAACTTATCGCACCACAGCGAATACATGGCAGGCTGGTAATTTGCTAGGTACGGCAGCAACTATGAATCTTGCTGCATCAACATCAAACTCTTTCAATATTACAGGTGTGATTATTGTTCCTGGCACGGTGCTACCGCCCGCAAGCATGGTTCCATTTGTTTTGCCGACCTATGCTGATGAACTAGTGGCGTGTCAGCGATATCTTAGATATATTGGATATGGTATTCAAGGCCAAGCGGAATCAGCGACGCAACTGATGTTTTCGTACATTATTTACATGCCTATGCGAGTAATACCAACGGTAACGGTGCCTCTACCTTCTGTAAATGTTCGTCGATTTTATACCGGGGGGGATACTAATCTTACTATTTCACCTACTATTGACGTAACTGTCGGTTTGTTCGGTGGTCGTTGGGCATGGGTGATGGGTGGAGGTGCAGCGGTCAATGCTGGTGAGAGATTTCAGCTACAAACAGATAATGTCCTCAAGCTAGATGCAAGGCTCTAACATGTCAGATTATCAACTTACTGCAACTGACACTGTGATTCGCATCGCAGATAGCGCATGGATTCCAAATGACCCAGCTAATCGTGATCGTATTGAATATGAACAGTGGCTTGTGGATGGTGGGGTACCAGATCCTTATATACCACCCGACCCTATACAACCAACGGCGGATCCACAATCAACAGTGCTTTTTGATCATGAAAATCGTTTGCTTGCGCTAGAAGGTCAACCACCATTGACGTTAGTGGATTTTTTAAAAAAGATGTAGCCAATGACGCTAACTCTTACAAATTGCGCCATTGGTGATGCACGTCCAGTAACTGTTCCTATAGATATCTATGGGAATACTTCTCAAGTAGTTGCGATAGCTCCATCAACAGATACTGTCGATACAAACCGTGTTCTATTTACCGGTAGCTCTTCATATAATGTTACTGTTACATCTTTAGGTGTTGGGCCGAGTTGGGATATTACAAAAGAAGTAATTTGGAATCCTGTAAGTGCTCATACTATCGTATTACAGAATAATGCTGGTTTGATTTTGCTTGGTCATGCAACCAGAACTATTTCAAATAAATCTATTGGCACGTATCATTGGGATTATATTTCTCAAATTTGGACAGAAGAAAACTTTGTAGACACCACGGTTGTTGGAGGTGGCGGCGGACCAGCAGGGCCTCCAGGTCCAGCAGGTCCCACCGGTCCAACTGGAGCAACTGGTCCCCCAGGTCCTACTGGCCCAGCTTCTACAGTCCCAGGTCCAACTGGCCCTACAGGTCCAACTGGCCCTACAGGTCCAACTGGTACTACAGGATCTACTGGTGCAACTGGTCCTGCCGGTGTAGACGGAAACACAGTTCTCTATGGCACTGTTAATCCAACTTCTGGATTAGGGGTCAATGGCAATTTTTATATCAATACAACTACGAATTTTATCTTTGGACCAAAGGCTGGAGGAGCATGGCCTGCTGGTACATCACTCGTAGGTCCTACTGGTGCAACAGGTCCAACGGGTCCTACTGGTGCAACAGGTCCTACAGGACCAGCAGGTGCAGGTTCACCATCCACCGTATTACCATTGATGAATGGTACTGCTGCGATTGGTACTTCGACTAATTTTTCTCGCGAAGACCATGTGCATCCCAGTGACACTAACCTAACAATAGATTGCGGTACGTTCTGATGAACTTTACAGAGCAGAGTGCTGAGGTAGCAAATACCGCGCTCAATGCTATGAAGAGTACGCCGTTGGCCATCGCCTTGTTGATGGTGAATGTAGGCTTTCTTGCCTTTGCTACTTATGTTCTTGGTGAAGTATCAACTAACGCGAGTGAACGCAATAAGGCACAATTTGAATTGATAACAAAGCTAGTAACTGATATACGTGACTGCCGACAAGGAACACCAACGCTATGAAAGTCCGCGGCACATGCTCATGGTTTGGTGGCCCTGACGATACCGGTGTATCGCCTAGTGAAGGATTGGCATTCATCTATAATGTGGATATGGCACCACATCTATTTCTACCTACACAGCCACCCGGCACAACCGGGTTAGCGAGGCGATTAGACCCCGAGGTAAACTATATCGCATGTCGTTGGGATTACGAAGCTCCTGGTACGTCTCGAGACGATCTACTCACCGCCAAGGTAATGGTCCGAGCTATTAAGACAGGAAAAATAATTCGAACCGTTTCTCCTGCCGACTGGGGACCACACGTAGACACCGGCCGGGTGGCTGATTTGAGTCCTGGCTTAATGAAAGAGCTTGGTATCGATACAGATGACGAAGTAGAAGTTACTTTGCTTGATGATGCGGAGGCTACAATGCCATACGGTAGCGTTGTGATATCATCTGGCCATGGCAAATACATCAGGGGAGCAAGCGGTATACTAGATGAGGTAGATGAAGCTCGTGAAGTAGTGGATGCTGTTGCAGATTACTTGCACGCTGCCGGTATTGAAGTTACAACTTTTCATGACAACGTATCAACCAGCCAAAATGAAAATCTGAACCGTATTGTCGATTTTCATAATGAGCAAACCCGCGATCTTGACATCAGTGTTCATTTTAATGCTTATGAAGATACATCTAAGCCCATGGGTACTGAAGTACTGTACGTCACTCAATCCACCTTGGCCGCAAACATGTCGGCGGCGATTAGTTCCGCAGGCGATTTTATTGATCGTGGTCCTAAGAAGCGAACGGATTTATTTTTCCTTAATAATACTGAACAACCAGCTATCCTAATTGAAACTTGCTTTGTGGATTCATCTGCAGACGCAGACCTATACAATAAGAACTTTGAAGAAATTTGTCGTGCTATTGTTGATGTTCTAGCTGGCCGCTCAACAGCTACACCAGACCCACCTCATCTTCCAGACGAACGTCCGCCACCAGAACCACCGGCTGAGCAGCATGTGGA